GCTGGAGAGATTGCCTCTTTGAGTTGTTCAAAGATTTTCTTTCCAAATCTGTATTTGAAAACTTTACCTTCATTGTCTGGATTTTTAGGGTCTGAAACAACATAAACATTTGAGACATAGTGAAGTCTACGCTTCTGCTTTCTCGCTTGTTCTTTATTTGCTTCGATACCTGAATTCCACAATGTAGTATTGTATTCAGACACAGGGTCTTTTTTATTAAGAGTCGTTAAAGACTTCTCAATATACCACCCACCAGGTCCTTGAAAACCATGGTCCCAATATGAAACCCACGGCATTTCTTCGCCTTCTGGAGTTGGTAAAAAACGAACTACTGCATAACCGTTACCTGATTTATCAAGTTCTGGTTTCCACATAGTATCGTCATTGTAGGATTTTTTCTCACCTTGAGCTGGTGATGCGGTTTCCATGGCCGCTCTGAGCTTATCTAATGATGCTGACATTGTATTCTCCTATTGTATTCGTATAACATTGTATTTGCATTTTATCAATCAGTACAAACCTATGCACTGACTAGTCCATTATAAGACCTACATAGTGTCCTGTCAACCAGGTTTTCTGTAAAACTTATAAAGTCCTGGGTATATTTATACCCAAAATTGGTACTACTCACACAAATCTATTAATAATGATTTGTATTTCACTCGGTTGAATTCCACGAATGATTTGTATTTGTTTATTTTGACATGAATTCCAGGATATATTATTCTCTCTGATATTAATCTATCCCAATCTTTAGTAAATCCTATAATCTCATCCATAATACAGAGTGTCTCTAAAGATACTTTCTTTGCCATAAATTCTTTCAAAAGAATAGGGTGTTGTCCGTTCTTAACTTCTAACACCTTCTGAATATTCTTTTTACGAAGTAAATCGTTTACTTCGGTTTCGAACAGATAAGATAACTTTTGATTATTCTTTTTCCATTCTTTGTAAACTTTAACACACTCATCACTCAATAAGTCTCCTGCCCACAAATCCTTTTTAGAAAGGTTTGCAATATAGAAATCTTGTAGTTCGTGTTTATATGTTCTAAACAGTTTACCGAAATGATACTTATCCTTTCGTTTGAGAAAGGACTTTATATCTGCTTTGACTTTGCCATTATACTTAACAAAGTCATAGTCGTTAGAATAGAAGTGTAATTTTATACCAAGGTATAAAGTGTATGCATCATATCCTTCACGACTAGTCATTAAGTAATGATTTTCTTTTCAGGTGGTGTTTGAATTACTGATTCTTCTTTACCAGTGTTTGCAACAGCAGTTTGATGTGCCTCTGCAACCATTTCATTACACTCTGATACGAATACATAAGTTTGTACAACCATAGATTCAGGATTTTCTTTTCCTGTCACTGCGACTCCTTTAGCAAACCCCATACCACCTTCTGGATTCTTAACAATCATTTTCGGATTTTTAAGAGTTAATGGTTCAGTCTTTGCAAGTTCCCCTACATACTCTCCTGTAAAAGTCACAACTGTGACTACATCTCCTTTCTTCATAATATCTCCTATTATTTTTTAGTGTCAAAGAAACCTGATAAGGTTGCTTGACTATTAGTTCCACGATTTACCATGTTTAAACCTGTTGCCTCTGCTTCTAACTTCTCCTTTAAGGGTGGAGATAAAAGTCTTTTAGCACTTTCAGGTTCTAACATGTTTTGTTCACATACTTTAAGTATAGCAGACATTACATCTGACTTGCCATAACGACATAGTTTCTCTACTTTTTCTGTAAATTCTTTTTTAGATATCATACTATTGGTGCTCCTTCATGTTCTAAATCGAAGTTCTCAATCCAGTCCATCATAACTCTATAGTAGGCATAGTATGTCTCACTATGACCATTGCTACCATATCCGGCACCACCCTCTGCATAGGGTGTTTCTAAGTAATCGATAAGTGCTTGACACTCATCTAAGTGAACTTCTGTAAGTTCATCTTCACTTCCTATTTCAAGATATTCTAACATATGATTGTATGCACTGTCGTATGCATTTTGATGAATCCAATCATCTGATTTGTAAATTATTTTACTCCAGTTCCAATCCTGTTTTAGAGTAAACTTCTCTTCTTCATAAAAATTTGCCATTAAAATATCTCCTTTGTTGTTTCTTCGACCACAATCGGTCCATAAAATAGATATTCACAATCTACAGAATCAAATCCGTTATCAAAGAAATATCCTGTTCCCTCATCTTCGATACTTTCGACAAGAGATTCTTTCTCATCATCTGTACCTTCGAATTCTAATAACTCAACATCGAATGAACAACCGTCCCAACATTCTTGGAATTCATGTTCTTCAAAAACTTGTGGTTCAAACCAATCTGTATCTTCCTGAGTCATGGCATCTGTTAACCATTCACACTCTTCTTCATCTTTTGGTTTGATTAACCACTCACCATTTCTCCACATAGTTTCTGTTTTGATTCTGGTACCTGATTCATCAGTCCAATATTCTAACTCATAGACACTCTTCTTATTTGCACAAGATATTTCATATGTCTTACCAACTTCAATGTTCATATTATACTCCGTATACGTTTTTATATTGTTTTCTTAACTGAACCAAATCATCAATGTAGTCCAAAGGATTACATACAAACATTTGAAATGCATTGAGTCCTTCTACTGCGACTAAAGCAATACATTCTTGTACTGCTTGTCCTGTTAACTCTTCTACCATAAGTGCATATGCAGTCATTTGAATAAACCATGGTTTTGCCATATACTCTTCTTTATACTTACTACTTGTTTTGAAATCTATAATACATAATTGTTCATCAAAGATACCGACACAATCAACACGACCTGCCATTTCAAGATTTGGTGAGAACAAAGGTGCCTCTAAAGCAAGAGGTATGATTTCATCTAATACAGGTTGCATTGCGTTGAACATGCCTCGTTGTAAATCATTCTCTATAATAATATCTTTCTCAGCACGAAGATAGTCTTCTACTAATTGGTGGAAGTTTGTTCCTCGTTTTGTTGCTGATGCTGTAATCTTGTTTGCAGTCTCTTCACCAACTCGTTTTCTCCAGAGTTTGATGTGTTCTCTATTTAAAAGACCTGTGACTGTTGTGACTGAAGGATACTTTGCTTCCATACCCTCGAACTGATACATTCTTTTACCATCTTCACTTACGGTCTTTGCTTGTAGATTTTCTAAATCTGTTATTTCTATAAAATTTTGCATTTGTTTATACATTATACACCTATTTCTTTGTTTTGGATAGTCTGTTTTTGGTTTGCATGTCAACATGTTTATTGACTATCTCTCTGGTCTTAATGTCCTTTGCAGTTTGAACACCAGAAATTTTATCTGCCATGGGAGAAAGTTTATGACCAGATGCAATCTTATTAAGAACATCTTTAAATCCTTGGTCTGTCTTAACTCTATCTCCATGACCACCGACAATATTTGGTGTTCCTAAGATTACTTGTTTGAGGTGTGGATTGTCTTCTTTGAATTGGTCGAGTTTAGTATAGGACATGTTATGTTCTTCAATCTCACCAGTCTCATTATTTAAAAAATCATATAAGGGCATAATTAACTCATCATAAATTGTGGAATATCTCGTTGAGTCCACTTTGCGAAATCTTTTTTGTATTCGCGGTAGTATTTATGATATGCCTCAATAGAGTTTCCTGGAACTTTGACATCTTCCGGCATACATTGAGGTGGTTCTGACCAAGTACCCAATGTGATATTATCAGGTAAACAATTAAGAATGTTTCTGAGTTTAGTATCAGTTAGGTGTTCTCTCTCATATCTGTATGTGTACTCATCACACAATGCAGTAAACATATCGAATGCATACTGATATTGAATTGCATTCTCTCTAACCCACCTTGTAGACGGATGATTGATGTGTGATGCCTTGTATAAGATATCTTCTCTATCGTAATCTAATCTCCACCTTTGAATTCTACGACCACTAGATGCATCAGTGTATTGTTCACCGTCTAACATTCTATGTGCGGTGGATAACATTTGTGCATACTCGATAATCATCTTAACTACATGTTTATCACAATGTAGTTTTGCACTGACTTCGGGTTCTTCGTGTAGATAAAATAAGTTCATAGTTCCTTAATTTCTTGTAGAATAGATTCTACATTATTCCATGCAAGGTGTCCAATAACATCTTGTGTTATAGGAGTATGGTATGTTATTTCACCTGATTTGTCAACCGTAAAATCTAAGACTGCAAGTTCCCATAATCCATTCTTACCACCATAACTGAAATCGTGTTTTACTACTGAAGCACCATAATCATTATTGAACTTATAACGATGTTGAACACCATTATTAATATAGTCCGTGTTTAAGAGAAACTCTCTATGTTGTTCAATTGGTTTATCATACATTATACTAACTCCTTAATAATACTAACTAACACATTACCGTATTGTGCAAACCACCCTTGTTCTTCTGTTAGTGCAATACCATATTGGTCTGCAATCAGTATTGCAGTATCGGTACCTAAGAATAGATTTCCTGCAAG